AGCTTTCCCACAACACCGCCTAACCCCAACGCCCCAGCCAGGCTCACCAGCGACACCTTCGATGCAGCCACCACCCCCGCCAACGTCAACCCCCCGCTCACCGGCTTGCCCACCTGCTTCGCCGCCGTTCCTGCCGTGCTCAACGCCCCACTCACCGCCTGCGCATACACCACGTTCGGAACTTCCAACTCCGCCCAGCTCACATATACCGTCGAGCGTGACGGCGCAGGCGTGCTTACCGTCCCGCCGCTTGTAAATCTCAGCCGCAAGTCAGAGTAATTTGTGATGCTGTCCGCTTCCCCCGCACTCAATGTCCAGCTATACGACGTTGCCACCCCCTTCACCAAATCGAACGCCGCATAGGTCGAAATGACCGTGCTTCCCTGCACCAGCACCACGCTCAGCGTCCGCTGGTGAGTATTGTTCTCCTGCCACGCCCGGAAACGCACTACATGCCCGCTGCTGCTTGCCGGATCCGTGACATTGCTCAGCCCCTTCTCGCATGTCCCATTGGCGCTGTTTGCCCCGGTCAGATAATCCGCGTCATCATAACTAACCTCGTCGATCGCCGTATAAGCGCCCGTCCAGTTAGTCGCCGAAATATCCGCATCCGGCCGCGCAAACTGTCCCATGCTATCCGCCCGCGGTCGCCGTCAGCTCATAGGTAAACTGGATGCTGTCCCCGTTCACCACATTGATCGCCGCAAACTCGCTCCGGTCCATCAGCGTCACACCTGTGCTCGCATTGAACAGCCCGTGCTCCGTGATCGCCTTCGACGTCGTATAAGCAATCGTCCCCACGCTCCGGTAAATGTTTGCACTGGCGCCTTCCGTCTGGGTTCCCGTCGCCCGGCTCTCGCCGTCAGTGGTCTCGATGTCCGTATCTCCCACTGCCGGGTCAGTCGTGCCCACACCAGAGTCATGGTATTTAAAATCGCCCCAAACGCTTGTTTCCGTCTGGAGCTGATCCACCATGAAATTGACAAACGCCGTCGTGATCACCCGGTAATCCAACACACCGAAATTAACCCGCTCCCCGTTCGCCCGGATCAACACCGCCGACAATTTGCCATAGGCCGTCATCAGCCCGAAGAACTGCGCCAGCGGCTGCACCACGAAAACGCCCACCAGGCTGCGCAGCTTCGACCAGCGCAGCCAGTTCAGCAGCCACCACCACAGCCCTGGCCCCTTCGCTCGCAGCACCTTCACTCCCAACCTGCCTCCCAATCCCAATCGCCCTTCCATCTCAACCTCCTTAATTCTTACCTCAGCACTTTTCAGTGCCTCAGTGATCCTTCAGTGATTTCAGTGACTCCACCCACCCCACCGTCTCCGCCTGGTCTGGCGTCATCTTCTCCAAATCCCGCCCATACTGCTGGTAAGCGCGGTAAACGTGCACCAGCATCAACGCGCTTCGAAGCTGCTGCACATCGATCTCGTCCAGATCCCACGGCTTGATCGCCCAATTTGTTCGCTCGCATAACAGCGCGCGCTCCAGATCGCTGGGAATATAGCGGCGTGCGGCCTGGTCTTCAGCCTCACCAGCCTCCGCCGCCGCTATCACCCGTTTGGGTCAGGCTGCCCGGCCTGGTTGTACGCCTCCAGGAACGCAATCCCCACAACCCACCGCACCACCACCGGGTCCAGCTCATCGAAAGCCGCCATACCCTCCACGAACTTCACCGCCTGGTCACCCGACCGCAGATTCCAGCCGGCAATCCGCTCGCTCACCACCCGCGCCGCCTCCGAGCTGCTGCGCGCCTCTTCCCACAGCCGCAGGTGCTTGAACTTCCAGCCCTGCCGCTTGAAATCGACGTACAGCCCGTCGCACCCCTCCAGATCACAATCCACCCGAATCACATCAGCAGCCATCGCCCACTCCTTAGCTCACCGTGCCCCAGGCCGGAGCCGTCGAGCCCATCGGACGCAGCGAGATTGTCAGCGAAACCTTCCCCTTCGGCGTCGCGCTCACGTTCATCTTCTGCGCCCAGAACTCGCCCTCAAACTCCGGATCGCCGGTGGTCGCAGCAGCATTCTGCCCAACCTGCACCGTCAGTGTTTTGCTGGTATAACTCCCCAGGATCCCCTTCACCACCGTATAAATCCCGGTGGTCGCTGCCGGGTTGAAATTCGCCTGGATCTCCACCGGGAACGACGGCATGCCCGGAATGCTGTTCTCCCCGCCCTCGCCGAAACCGGTTACATCCAGCTCGCCGTACTCATCCGGAATGTCGATGCTCTCAATATCAGAGCTCACATCCCGCGCCGTCCCCCCCGAGTCATCGATCAACACCTTCAAATAACGTCCTGCCAACTTCGCCATCTCAAGCCTCCATTTTTGTAGTACAAGCTGTTAGCTTGTCCAAAAATCCGTTCCGCTAATCGGCCTTACCAGCGCCGCTTTCTCCATACAACCTGTCCACATCAGTGGACAAAAACCTCAAAAAAACTCATCGCCTCAGTGTTTCAGTGATCTCAGTGCCTCAGTGTTCTTCAGTGCCTCAGTGATGATCAATTCCTCGCAATCACCACCGCCAGCTTGAAACTATCCGCAGCCGCCCCCGTCCGCGTCGCCTGCGCCCGCACATACCGGTTTACCGTTCCTGTCGCTGCAATCCGCTCGCTGCCCCGCACACTCCCATTCAGCGTAAAGGTGATCAAATCCGCCCACACGTTGTTATCCGTGCTGTGCTGGATCTTCACCACATACGTATCCGTCGACGTCGGCGTCAGCACCTGAAGATAACCGCTCGCCCCATTCGCAGAGCTCGCCGCATTATCCACGCTTGTAAAATTCGTCGTCGCCGTGATCGTCGTATTCGCCAGCACCACCCCATTCACATCCGGCTTATACCCTGCCCCCAGGAACTTCGCATTCGCAATCACCGCGCTCTTCACCGCCACTGGCACCGTATACTGAAACTCCTTCGCCAGCAGCGCAAACGCCCCGTCCCCGATCGTCGGCGTAGCATTATTCCCAAACAGCGCCATGAAGACCTTATCCGTGTACCCGCCTGGCGTCTTCAGCGCATCATGGCTCTGGTCCGTCGCCGGGTCCAAGAACGTCACGATGTTCGCCTCCCCCCTGGGCACCCCTGGCCCGCTGTTCTCCGAGCCATCCCCAAACGCCACCAGGTCGAGCTCCCCATACTCTGCCACCGCCTCCACCTGGTTGGCTCGCCCGGTCAGGTCATAACCTGCGAAATAAATCTGCGTATATCGTCCTGCCGTACCGCTCATCAAATCACCTCCTGCGGGTGCACCAGCAGCTCCGCATAATGGCATAAGACCCCCGCAAACATCCTGTGCTCAATCGTCGCCAGGCTCACCACCGGCCCCTCCCGCTCCAACACCGCACCCTGCAGCGTCGTGCTCGCCTCTAGCGCCGTCATCACCGCCAAAACTAGCGCCGTAAACGTCTTCTCTGTCGCCGCGCTGTCATCCAGCGCCAGGTATCCCCGCACCCGGTACGTATACCGCACCAGGATCGTCTCATCGAACCCGCCCCCCTGGAACGTGATCACCTCCTGCTGCGCCTGGTACAGCGAAATCGTCCACGCCCGCAGTTGGTCAACCCCGCTAATCGTCGCCTTGAACAACGTCAGCAGATTCGCCCAATCATCCATCCAGCGCTCATAATCGTGCACCTGCCCAATATTCGACACCCCCTCCAGCGCCGTCTTAATTGCTGCCCGATACGTCGTCTCACTGTAAGCCATCTATCTCACTTCGCATCCTGTTCCAGCTTCTGCACAACCTTCTCCGGAACCTTATTCCAAATCCGCGCCACCCCACTCTGCCCGCCCTCATCCCACGCCCGCTCGAACATATGTGCACCCTGCGTCCCCACCCGTGCAATCTTCGCCCGCACCGCCTTCGCAATCGTCAGCGCATCCTCCCCCGGAAACTTCCGCAGCGCCCATAACTCAATCGGCGCCAGCGGTGGCCAGTGCGGATCCGTTCCATGCTCCACCCAATCCACATACGTGCTCGGCGTCGCCGCTGCGGCTGCCAGCCCGCCCGCATCACCTGCCCCAACCGCACCCCGCAGCTCATCCAGCAAATTCGACCGCTCGAACCCGTACGGCCAGGCAATCGCTGCCCGCAGCAGCCCATAATTCACCGGCGCCCGGGCCGCCGCCATCCCCGTCAGCAGCATCCCGCTCTCATCCATCGCATCCCCCATCGCCTCCTCGATGAACCCCTCCACACCCGCCAACGCATCCGCCAGCCGCATCAGCTCGCTGACATCCACCTCCACACTAAAAAACGCATCTTGCCGGTCAACCATCTAAAATAACCTTTGTGCTCTTCTTATCTTCTTAGTGTTCTTCGTGTTTCAATCTTTTCTTAGCGCCTTCGCGGTTAGCGTTTGCTCTTCCGGTGAAACAGAAAATCGCTCCCCACCTCATACGCATAATCCACATCCACCAACTGCATCCCTGGCCCCTTCACCGCCTCACCCTTCCCCAGCAGCATCTCATAAGATTTCTTGAACCGGTTTGCCAGGCTCAAATACACATCGCTCTGCGTCCGGCGCTCCACACTGTCCGCCGCAATCGAGCTCGACCGCTTCTGCCCGTACCTGGTCGCCAACCACTCGCAGCTCACACTCGCAGCCAGATTGCAAACCGCCTCGAAATGCCCCAGCGGCGTATCGATCAACGGATCGCTCGCCTCCAACCACACATACGGATTACTGATCGACACCCGCAGCGTCTCCGTGCTCGCCGGCGAATACCCGATCAACCGCAGCCACTCCCCCGCCTCCGTCTCATACACCGTGATCTCCTCCCGCTCCAACACCTGCGGCTCCTCGTTATCGTCGATCGTAGCCGCCGGATACTCCACCCCATCCACGCTGCTGACCCCCTCCCGCCAGCCTGGCGTGCTCGCCAACACCTCGATAATCCCCGCACTATCCGTCCCATACGCGCTCCACGATGCGTTATAAGTGCTCACCGTATTCGTTACCCCGCTCTGATCTACCCCCAGGATCACCTCAGACGAGCCGTTCGTATAGCTGTACCCGCTGGACCGCAGCACCGCGTGATAATCGCCTGCTGGCAGCTCGTAAATCGTCGAAAATGTAAACCGCACCCGGTCATACCTCCCCAACGGCGCCCCATCCACCCCATCCAAATCCAACGATTCCGACGTACACACCAACTGCCCGGGTAAATCGCTGCTGTCGGTATAAATCTCCACATACAACGTCCCCGCCACCGTCGTCCCCGTCCGCTGCAGCCACAAGCTCACCCCGTGCAGTTCCATCCGCCGCGCCATCGTAAACGCAATCCCCAACCGGTTGTCTGCCCCGCTGCTCGTCAAATCGATCCCCGCATCCCTCCCCGCCTCATCCACATCAATCACCCTGCCATAGAGCAGATAATAGGATTTACCGTCACCGGCAAACTCAACCACCTCCCGCTTCGGCACATCCCGCCCGTACGCGCTCACCGCATGCCGCACCGCCAAATTCCGGTCTGCATCGCTCAAATCGCTCGTCTCAATCCCCTGCAGCAGCGTATCCAACCTCGTATTGAACGTCGATAACTTGATCATCTTCGCCTCTTCCGGGGGGATAGGTCAGTTATTCCACGCCCCGCACAAACCCTCCAGCGCCGCCTCCGCTGGCCGGTCCAAAATATTCGCATTCCGCCAATTGCTCACCCACGCATACGGCATGAACGCCTCCGCCCCCAGCCCCCGCACAATCCCACACTGCCGGTAAATCCACACCCGCTGCGCCTCCAGGTACTCATCCACCACCTCCCCATCATGCAGCAAATTTTCCTCCGTCACCCACACCGGCGCCTTCGTCTTCGCCCGGATCGCCTCAAACTCCTCCCCCAACTGCGGCGGATCCACCTGCCCCCACCCGTGATAAAAATGCACATTCACCTGGTCAACCCACTCCAACCCGCCCCCCGTGCAAAAATCCTCCCAAAACTGCCCCGTGTACGTCGTCAACCCAACCGACACCTCTAAATTCGTCAACCGCCGCTTCAACACCCCCACCTGGCGCATCACCTCCAAATACTTCCCCACATCCCCCAGGCAGCCGTAATGATCCTCATACCCCTCCGCAATGTCCGGCTCATTCATCACCTGCACATACACCAGCTCCGGAATCATCCGCCCCACCAACCCGATCACCTCCACAAACCGTGGAATACACTCCCAACGGATCGGCGAATCTCCATTCACCGCATCCTCCTGCGCCCAGCGCGGCACCCCATACACCGCCAGCGTCGCCGCAATCCCCAACGCCTTCGCCGCATACCACACCCGGAAGAAACTCATCACATACTCGAAGTCCAACTGCCCCGGCTCAGGCTCGAACCTCGACCAAAGAAAATTATTCAACCCCACCACCCCCAACCCCAACCGCTGGTACACCTTCGTATCCAAAATCGCCCCAACCGCCGCCCCCACGCAAAAACCCGGGCGCTTATACAACAGCTCCCCAGACTTCATCACCAGCGGCAGATACACCGTACTCACATCAACCTCAGTGCCTCAGTGATCCTCAGTGCCTCAGTGATTAAAAGTACTTCAGGAAACAGATCTTATCCCCATTCGTCGCCACGTCGAACTCCAGCTCGTTCAGATTGCCAACCTTCACCACAATCTGATTCCCCGCCGGAATCGCATACTTCTCACTGCTCCCCACATCCCCCACCAACACATACGCCCCTGTATTCGTCGGCATCGGCGCAATGTACACATCCCCCACGCAAACCTCATCATCGCCCGTTACCGGCGTACCAGCCGTTGTCACCGTAATCTGACCGCTTTTCGCCATCGCCTTAACTCCTCAAGGCCCGGCCTAATCGACCGGGCCTTGCACTCATTTCCTGTTCCGGCTCCGCTTCGACACCACTCGCTTCTCCGGTGGACTCTCCGCCTCGGGCTCCTGCAACACATCGGATGGCGCTTCTGGAGTTTCTTCCACAGAACTTAGCGCCTTCGCGTCTTCGCGGTAAGGGATTTCCATCACCTTCACCCCGCCGATCCCCTCATCCACCAACACCCGCGCCGAACCATCCGCCTGCCATCGCGCCGAGTGCACTTTAGCGCCTGGCGCCAGCTTCAACTGCGCCAGGACCGCCTGCAGTTTCTCGTCCATGTGGCCGCCTACAGCGAAAGATCGTAGTTGACGCGCGCCCCGTAAAGGGTGAACACAGTCGTGGCCGCAGCATCCACGGTCAGCGTCAGCACCAGCGCCTCATCGTTATCCAGCCATTCCGGCGTGGACAGCGTCACGGTCATGGTGTGATCACCGGTCGCCTTGCGCTCAGCCGCCGTATCGTGCCCGGTATCCTGGGTAACAGTCAGCGCTGCCCCGGTCGGAGCAGCTCCAGTTGCCGGCAGCGCCATCTTCTCCAGGGAAACCGTCGCAAAATCATCCGCTGCAGCCGTTGCGATCTTGTAGAACACATCGATCGACTTGACATACGCCCCGCGGTACCCGTCGCTCGAAGCCATCAGATTGATCGGAATCGCCAGGCTGAACGAAGCATCCGCAGCCGTGCGCACATCCGACCAAACATTGCTGGCCAGCGTCGGAGTCCAGGTTCCCGCCGTCTTCTGAACCATCGATGGCGGAATAAACTCGCTCATGCTCTTCTGAACTACGTAACCCATCTCCTAATCCTCCTCGGACAGCTCCCGCCATCCGCTAAATGCTCATCTGCTAACACCCATTATCGGAACCGCAATCCCCTTCCTATATCCCTTCCCCTCTCCCTTTGGGAGAGGGGTTAGGGGTGAGGGAAAAGGTTACGCCACATTCGCCTTGTACAGCGGGCGGAAATCGCTCACCGGCGCGCAGTCGTAGGTGCTCGAGTAGCGGAAGCCGAACTGGCGCACCTTGAAACGCAGCTCATCGTTGGTGAACATCGCCCCGCCGCGCTCGTCCTCAGCCGAAAACAGCTCCGGCGTCCGGCGCCCGCGCAACCAGATCAGGTGAACCGCCGGGAACTGCACCGGATCGGCCATCGCTGCCCAGTTGTTGGTATCCGTCCAATCCGGAACCGTGATGATCTCGAACTGGCCTTTCACGGAGTTCTGGGTTTGAAATTCTGCGGTCGCGGTAGTGACTGCATCCTGGCTCGGCACCAGCTCGCTGTTGCGGATCTGCTCCGCCGTGGCCAGCAAATCGACCGGCACCAGCAGGTACTTCGGACGGATGTTCAAGCGGCGGCCAACGCCCAAAGGCTGGTCGGTCTGCTTCATCATCGCCGTCCGAGCCGCCACAAACGACGCATACGACAGCGCCGTGGTTCCCAAGTTGGCATGCCCGCCTGCCGTGGTTACCGCGGTAGCGTTGAACAGCGCCCCGGTATCCGCCAGTGCAGGCCCGGTCGCCGTGTTGACCGTGAAGACCGCCGAAACCAGCGCGCTCACCGTGTTGTACCAGGCATTCGACAGCCGGGTGGGCAGCGAGCGAATGGTATTGAGCTTGTCCAGCAGGAAAGTCTCCAACGTCACACCAATGTAATTGCCACGCTTGACGTAGGAAGCCGTTTCCTCTTCATCGCTCCACGAGGTCTCGACGTATGCCGCACCCTCGGAAATCTCCGCCAGGTTCGACACACCGTACACGCGCACCAGGGTGGCCGCATCCAGGGTATCGACATCCTCCTGGCGCACGACCGGCGCCCACCACTGCTCGCGCACCGAGTAATCGGCAGCCAACAGCAGATTGATCGTGTTCTTGACGATGCTGGTCAGCATCGAGCTGGTCACATTCGCCTCACGCAGGCGCGGGTTGGCGAAAATCCCAACTCCATCCAGGTCATTGGTGAACTCGTAGTACCACTCGCTCAGCCGGCGCGCTTGCGGGATTGCCGGTCGCCCGGCCTCCACATAGCGCTGCAGCGCATCGAAGCCGTGATACTGCGCATTCTCACGCGTTGCCAGCTGGTTAAACATGGTCGCGCCCGCCACCAACCGCAGGAACGACAGCGCGTAACGATCCAGCTCGGTCACCGGGCTGACGTTGATCCGCGACCCTGCCGGCAGGATCACCTGCCCGCTCTCGGACAGCTTCGCCAGCGCCTCGCGGTGTTCCTTGATCGCCGCATCCAGCGCAGCCGCCTCGAAGACCTTCCCGCGGAACTGCTTTGCAACCAGCTCGCGGTACGACTCCGGCAGCCCCGACTCCTGCAGCTTCAGGCCCAGCATATGCGCGCATTCCGCCTGCTTCGCCTTCTCATCTGCCTGGCGCACCAGCTCCTCAGCCTTGCGCACCGCCTCCTGAACCGCAGCAGGCACCTCCGCAGGCTCTTCCTGGCCGGGGGTTTCTTCCTCCGGCTGATCCTCCTGCTGCGCTGCACGGGACTCGATAACCTTCAAACGCTCATCGAACCCCGCCAGAGCAGCAGAGACCGAATCGCCAATCAACTTCTTCAATTCTTCGGGATCCATCTCTACCTCCTCTGTAGACTGATTGATCTGCAGCGGGCTCATACCCGCAATCATTCGTGACAGCCGTCCGCCCGCTGCGGGGTCCGCCACGACATCCACACTCATTGCCCGGGCGATCTTCGTCACCACTGGCGTCACCATCCCTGCAACCTGCATCTCCGCCCCTTCCCCCAGCGCATCGATGCTCAAACCGATTGCATTCAGCACCCCCGCCTTATCCGCATTCACCAACTTCTCGCGCAGCTTCTCATCCACCACCTTCAGCACCCCCGTCACCGCCTTCCGGGTCGCATCCCATGCCGGCTGCACGATCACCCCCACCCACTCATTCACCACACTGCGCATCCCCTGCTTCTGCTCCATCTCCGCATCCGTGAGATGGTTGTCATACACCTTCACCCCATCCCACAGCGCCAGCGAAGCCTCCAGCGCCGCCGCATTGTACAACCGGCCATTCTTCGACCGGATATACGTCTCCTGCCCCTCGCTGATCAAATCCGCGTCCGTCTCCGGCCCGATGATCACCACCTCCCACTCGCGCCCCTCCGCCTCCCCATCCTTCTTCCTGGCCGCCACGATCCGCAGACTCTCGCTCACCGAAACGTAAGCCTTCTCCACCTTCTGCCAGGCATC